ATAAAATGATAAAATGATAAAATGATAAAATGATAAAATGATAAAATGATAAAATGATAAAATGATAAAATGATAATTAATTAATAATTAATTAATAATTAATTAAATATATTATAAAATAGATGTTATAATATATTTAAAAACATATTAATTATATTAATATTATAATGAAATATATTATATTTTTATTATTTAATTTAACAAATTGTTTAGCATTTAATTTAAATATAAATACATTACATTTAAGTAAAAAAAAAAATAATATAAAATTATCAATTGTACCAAATTATGACCCATCTAAATTAATAAATAGTTTAGCAAAATCATCAGAAATGTTAGATAGATGGAATTTAAACGATTTTTTAAAAGATATTAAAAATATTGAAAGTGTAAGTTTAATTAAAGATATAGATCATAATATAATAACATCTATAGTTGCTATAGATAAAAATCATTTATCGAATTTACCGGAATTATCTAATTTACATTATTTAGAAACAGGTTTAGATAAAATAAATAATATTGTTATAGATAATTTAATAAAAAATGATATTTATTATAAAATTTTACAAGCACCACAATCTAATAATTTTCCATTATTTCAGGGTATTAATACAATTATAAATATAGCTGTTTTTTATATAATTATTAATGTTATATTATCATTTGTAAATAGAAGGAATGGAGGAATAGGTGGAAATATGATGAATCCAATGAATGTTGGTAAATTACAGTCATCTCCACTTGTAAATGCGGATGATATAGATACAAGATTTGATGATGTAGCAGGATGTGATGAAGCAAAATATGAATTAGAAGAAGTTGTTGAATTTTTAAAAAAACCTGAAAAATTTAATATAGCAGGCGCAAATATACCAAAAGGAGTTCTTTTAGAAGGACCACCTGGAACCGGTAAAACATTGTTAGCGCGTGCAGTTGCAGGTGAATCAGGTGTTTCATTTATACAAGCATCTGGTTCTGAATTTATTCAAATGTTTGTGGGTGTCGGTGCTTCGCGAGTTCGAGATTTATTTGAATTAGCTAAAGCAAATCAACCTTGTGTTATTTTTATAGACGAGATAGACGCTGTAGGTAGAAAGAGAGGCGAGCAATTTGGAGGAGGTGGTAACGATGAACGAGAGCAAACACTTAATCAAATCTTAACAAGTATGGATGGATTTGATAAATCAAATGCTATTATAGTATTAGCGGCTACTAACAGAGCAGATATTTTAGATTCTGCGTTAACACGTTCAGGAAGATTTGATAGAAAAGTGAATGTAGATTTACCCGATACCATAGGAAGAAAAAAAATATTAGATATACATTTAAGAAATAAATTTGTTGAACCAAATATAGATTATGATGAATTAGCATATTTAACAAGTGGATTTTCTGGCGCGGATTTAGAAAATTTAGCAAATGAAGCAGCAATATTTTCTGTAAGAACTAATTCGACATTAATTAATTCAAAACATTTAATAGATGCTTTTGAAAAATTAGCAATTGGTATACCTAAATTATCGAAAGATACAAATATAGAAGAAGATGAATTGGTAGCATATCATGAAGCAGGACATACTATAACATCATTATTATTTAATGAGTTTTTTGATGTAAGAAAAGTAACAATAATAAGTAATAGTAATGGTGCAGGTGGGTATACATTATTTACACCAAAAGAAAAATATAATAGTTATCCGACAAAAAAATTTATTTTAGCAAAATTAATAGTAACTATGGGTGGTCGAGCAGCAGAAACAGTATTTTATAATAAAATAAAAAATTTATATGAAAATAAAAAATATAATGAAACTACAATATTTCAAAATTTTAACAATTTAGATATAACAACAGGTGCAAGTAGTGATTTAAAACAAGCAGACCAAATTTCAAGACAATATATTCAATTATTTGGTATTAAAAAAAATGATATATTACAATTGATTCAAACTCCAGATAATCCATATAATGATTTAGCTGAAAATAGTAAAAATGATATAGACCAATATGTTAATTATTTAATAGATTTTGCTTTAAATAAAGCAATATATATAATTGAAAATAATCTTGATACTTTTATTGAAATATCTAGTAAATTACTAGAATATAAAAGTGTAAATTCTACATATTTATCGTCTCTAGATATTATGACAAATTAAAAAATTAAAAAATAAAAAAATTATAAATTTATAATTCTAATATATTAAAAATTTATAATTTTTTTATTTATTGAAATTAATTTTTATTATTGATACCAGGTTTCATTATTGAAACCTTTAATAACAATATTACCTAATTTATCTTTCCATTCATTAGTGCGTTTATCAAAAATATATTCTTTATATGTTTTGGCATATAATGGATTATTTTTATTTAATTCTAAATCTTTCTCTAACTTACTTTTTTCTGGTTTAATTCCATAACAATTTGCACCCATTTTAATATGTGTATTTTTAACATGTCCTCCATTTATTCCAGGTAATCCACAATCGTATCTATTATCACTTTTATTTTGTAATTTATTCCAATCGTTTTCATTGGTTGGATATAACCCCAATTGATCTTCTGTCCATCCATAACTACACCAACTAGCACCATTTTGTTGTGCATTTTTTAATTGGTCATATGTGGCAATTTCAGAATCAAATGCTTTACAAATAGCTTTTGCATCATGATACGTAAATTTGTTACCGGGTATATGAAAAACCTCCTTATTTACTATATTACTACTTGTATCAATTGTATTTAAACTTATATCTTTTTCTTTTTCAAAAGCAAATTCAATGTCTATATCCTGTTGATTTTTATTTGTAAAAAAATTATTAATTTCATTAATAATATCAATATTAAAAAAATATGATGATGTATTTAATAAAATTATAAATACTAATAAAATCCACAAAACATTATGAATAAAATATAATAATGGATACGATTCACTATTTATACCCGACAATGAAAAAAATAAATAAAATATAATAATAACAATAATTAATATAAATAAAACTGTATAATTATTACCAAAATTATTAATATTTTTTTTTGTATCATCTATAATCTCATTAAAATTATCCATAATAATTAATATATATAAATATATTAAATTTTTTTGTAAAATAAACAATAGTTTTTATTAGATATAAAATTATTATTAATTTCTTCTATTTGTGTGTCATTAAAAAGATACCATTTATTATTAGCTTGTTTTATTATTGATGTATAATGACCACCTAAACACCCACCGCTGTGATTACATATTCCAAATAAATTATATATGTAATTATTATTATTATATCCTATTACATATTTACTTAAATCTAAATTAGTAATTGGAAAATCTACAATTTTATTAATTTTATTACCGTAATTATCAAATCTTTTAAAATCTATAATTAAAATTTCTGGAAAATTCCAAAATTTTATAAATTTTAATACATTTTCTTTTTTTTGTGTGGCTTCATTAAACCAAGCATTATCATTTTCTAATAATTCTTGTTCTGTATATAAATCAAAACAATCATATATATTACTATTTTTTGTATCAATCGGTATGGGTAAATTAATAACACTAAATGGTTCTGGCGTTATAGAATAAATATCATTAGAATCGTTTGATTGTATTAATGATACATGAATACCATAGAATAAATTATAAATTTCAGAATATAAATTTCTATTATAAAAATTTTTTATTTCTTCAAAACATTTTTTAGCTAAAATATCTCTTGAATTTTTTACTTCACCTGAAATATTTATTTCTACTTTTCTTTTTAAAGCATTATGAAAACAATCTAACACAAATATTAAAAATTCTGGTAGATCATTTTGAGCAAAGCCTGTAAAAATTTCTATGTTTTTATTTTTTGATATTGTTTGAATATAATTTATAAATCTATTTGGTGATATTATACAATTTTTACTCCACATTAAATCTTTTAATTTAATCCATTCAATTAATAATTCAGAATCAATTGTTTGATTCATATTAGATATATCTATATTTTCCAATAAAATATTGAAATCATAACAATGTGAAAATATTTGCATACAAGAATTTATAAAACAAGTATTACCCAAATTAGCTAATCCTGTTAATCCTTTATCTTTAAATCTTTCATAATTTAATGACATTACTATATAGAAAAATATATTAATAAATATTTAAACATATTTATTAATATATTTATATATTTTATGAATCCAAATCAATTATATTATAACCAAGAATCATTTTACAATAACAATAACAATAATAATAATAATAATAATAATAATAATAATAATAATAATAATAATAATAATAATAATAATAATAATAATACTATAAATCCTGAAATGAATATATACAATAATAATGAAATAATTACAAATTATACTAATTTTATTAATAATTATATGAATATTTTGTCAAATCAATTACATAATATTAATTATAATAATATGATTTATAATCAACAGATTAAAACTATATTAAATGAATTAAGTTTAATTCATCGTAATTTAGATTATTATTATTATACTACACACAGAAGAAATAACAGAAGAAATAACAGAAGAAATCAAGATAATTTTTCGTCTGAACAAGAAACCATATTTAGATTATATGGAAATAACATTCTAAATCAAGAATATGAAAATGAAAATGAAAATGAAAATGAAGATGAAAATGAAAATGAAAATGAAAATGAAAATGAAAATGAAAATGAAAATGAAAATCAAAATGAAAATGAAAATGAAAATGAAAATGAAAATCTAAATGATGTTCAAATATTTAATGTAACATTACAACATATAGAAGTATATAATCATGTATATTATAGAAATTTATCAAATATTAATTTAGAATCGGCATTTAATAGTGAGACATCACAGCGTATTTATAATACTATAATTGAACCGTTAAATGATACATGTTGTATAACACAAAATACTTTTGAAAGTGAAGATAATGTAATAATTACAAATAATTGTCATCATATATTTTATCCAAATGCTTTTAAGAATTGGTTTTATATAAATCAAACTTGTCCTAATTGTAGAAGAAATTTATTAAATAATAATTATATAAAAGTAGAAGCAAATAATAATGAAAAATATATTTTGACAAGAAATCAATTTAATAATTTATTAGTAACAAATGTTATTCATAATATTAATTCTAGTTTTCAATAAGTTTAATTCTAGTTTTTAATAATTTTAATAATTTAATTTGTAAAATGTTTAGATATTTCATTCTTATTTTTATCTATATAAATAAGCTCAACCGGGGCAACAGGTTTTTCAATATTAAATATAATATTTAATAAATAATAAATATAATTGCTTGATGTATATATTTTACTTTTTTTTAAATATTGTATAGGTTTTTTTTTCATAGATTTTAAAAAAATAGCTGTATATAAACAATATTTAATTTCTATATATTCTAAATTTTCAATATATATTAAAAATTCAAAATCTTTTTCATTATTATATAAATTTATCCATTGGCATGTAAAATTAGAAAAATCATTATCATCTAAAATACTACCTTTTAATATAATTTTTACAATTGGAAAATTAGAATAATCATATGTTGCAAACATTTATTAAAATTTATTATTATAATAATAAATTTTAATAATTATAATAATACACTTAAATAATTATAATAATACACTTAAATAATTATAATAATAAACTTAAATAATTATAATAACGCACCAAAAGGATTTGTATATGGCAACAATATGGGTTTCTTTTTCAATACATTTATTTCTTTTTTAGATACACATTTTTTATCAACAACGATTCTATAAACATACATATTAAACCAATCAAATGACATATAATAATTTCCTTTATTGCCATCTCTTTCGCCCCAAGAATTTTCTATTAAAAATCCATTATTATTATTTTTATTAATATTAAAACCTTTGATAGTAATAGCATGACCAGGTGAGCTTTGTCGATATAATAAAGAATCACATTTTTCCATTAAATTATCAAATCCAAAAATAGATTCATAATTAAATGCATTTTTATCCATAAAACCATGACTTGACCTAAATTTACCAAAATCAACTCCTATCCATACCGCTTCATCATTTTTTATAGATTTTTTACAAGCATTTAACATAATATTAATTGGGACATTTACAAAATTATTATCTTCTTTATTTGATAAAGTAAATGTATTTTCTACATTATACAAATTATAGTATGGTATATCTTTACATGGAAAATTAACAAGACATATTTTATCATTAACATTATAAGGGACATATTTTTTATAAAATTCTTGTGGAGTAATATTTTCAATAATTTTATATTTTTTAGATTTATTTTTATTTATTTTTTTAGTATTATTATATTCATAATATTCCCATGAAAATGTTTTAGGTGGTTCTCCAAGAAAAATAGTAAGAATTTTATATGATTTATATAATAATTCTTTAATTAATATATTTTTATCTTTTTTTGAATTTCTAATAATAAATGCTGATTTTTTTAGAAAATTATTAAAAAATTTATTTAATTCGTTTGATTTTTTACTATGAAAATGATCATTCATTATACTTTTGGGAACAATACCATATTTTTCTATTAATTTACAAAAAATATTCCAAGAACCCCCATCACTTGTAACATTATGTAAAAATTTAGTTAATTTTATTTGTTCAGGTTTTAATTTAGTATTAGATAATTTTATATGTTTAGTTTTATATATATAATTAAAAAAATGATTAGCTTTTTCCAATTTATCATAAAAAAATAAATAATTTTGAGAGAATTCAAAATCTTTTGATAATTTATATTTTTTTATCATATGCATTCTCATTATATTTGTAAACGCAAATAACCAACATCTACCTGAATTTTTTTGATTACTAACATTAGCTATATTAGATATAACATTTTCAAATATATTTTTTTTATTTTGTAAATAATCTGACCTCTCGACTAGTTTTGAAAAATTTACTTTTGTATTTACATTTTTAAAAACTTTATTACTTTTATTTTTATTAAATTTCCGAGAAAAATTTTTTAAAATTTTTGATGATAAATAAAATTTTTTTGTTTTATTCAATTTTTTTGTTTTATTCAATTTTTTATCCATTATATTATAGAGATAAAAAATTAAAAATTAAAAATTAAAATAATACTAAAGAAGTATATTTACAATATAATAAATTATTTAAGACTATTTATATATTTATCAAATAAACAAGCTTTTACTTCTTTACATTTTAATTCTTCTAATTTTTTTTTTAATTTTTCTGGTTCGTTCCATTTTTCTTTTAGTTTTTCTATTTCCATTTCATAACTTAATATTTTTTTATTATTACTTTCTTTTATTAAATTTTGTCTATCTGTAAATTCTGGAATACGTAATAAATCCAAAGCAAATAATTGTAATAATGGTTTCATTATTTGATTTGTAATGTAATGTCCATAATCTAATTTTAAATCATGTTTTTGTATATAAGATACCGTTTCTATTTTTTCACCCTGTAATGCTTTTTTATTTTCATTTTTTATAAAAGCATAACTTAATCGATCACCTGATGTCGGTTTTGTTCCTGATTCACGAATACCCATTCTTTCAGCTAGTACTTTATGTGCAATTTGATTCGGGTTTTTATAATATCCACGTAATGATTTTGTAATTAATAATTTTTCAATATTAATTTTACCTTTAATTAAATTATTTATTGAAATATTAAGAAACTCTATTGCATTTGCTATATTTTTTTCTTTTAATATAATATTAACTATACCTCCATATATATCCTTTACAATCGGAGCATTATCGCGCCGTTTTAATACAATACCCATATATTTTAATTTACCTTTATTTGGGTCTTCTTCATATAAAATACCGACATATCTTTTTTTTGATAATAATATAAAAGGCCAAAATGTTTTTTCATATTCTAAATCGTGTGGATTTTTTAAAAATTTGGTAGCTAAATTACCTGCTTGTTTTGCCAATTCGATAGTATATATTAAAGCTTGCTTATTAATAATTTTTTTTTTAGTTGTTGTATCTACTAAATTAAATTTGAAAAATACACTATCCGTATTATGGACAATAATATTACCAATACCTGCCGCAAAATGATGATTATTTGTAGTTAAATCATATACATATATTTTATTATTTATATCTTGATTTTCATAATATAAACTATTATTTTTAACATAATCATTTATATAATCTAATTTTTTAATAGCATTACAATTTTTACGTTGGGAATTTTTTGTACATGTTACTCTATAAATTTCGGGTTTATCTTTTCTATTATTTAATGAAGTTTTGAATCCAATAGAATTCGCTAATAAGCATATATATGATGCACTTAATTGTGATTTTTGGTCTATTCTAATATAACCATTTTTATCTTTATCGCCATCTGCATCATAAAGACCATCCCAAAATGCTTGTCTTATTTCTTTAGATGAATTTAGTAAATCATTAGGAATTATTTTAGAATAATTATTGTAATGATTATTTCTAAAAGTAATAATAAATTGTTTTAAATTATTTCCTTTTGGTACTAATTTATATACACCCGAAGAATTTAATGTATCCAAAATTTTCCATTCAAAATCTGGATATACTTTTATACATAAATCTTTATAATAATTTAATAAATCATAATTACTGTTATTTAATGCCCAAGTACTTTTCTTACCACGTGTACAATCATAACAACCACAACTGCCATCTCCAAAGAAGAAACCACTGATACGAGATTTATTTATTAAATTGTTTTTTATATTGATATCAGTAGTAATATTATTAACTTCAAAATCTTGTAAATTTAATGTTTTATGTAAAAGTTCATTACCTATATTAATATTTTTTGGTGAAATAATTGTACCATCTATTTTTAATAATGAATGGTCATCGGTAACATCTACTAAACCAGTATGTGTTAAAATGCGAATAATTTGTTTACTTTCATGTAACTCATGTTTTATTAATCGTTCTAATTTGGTCCATCCATTTGAACTCCAAGTTTCAATTAAAACTTCATCATTCAAATTCATATATAATTTTTCTTGCTTACCATCTTCTTGGCATTTTTCCCATTGCGTTGAATTTCCATATTTTTTTGCAATATCTTCAACATTTAATATTTCAATATTTTCTTTATTTTTACGAATATAAATAGGTGTTTTATTTGTTACACTGTCACCATATACGCATTCAGCTTTTGTAGTAACTTCTCTTCCATCACTCATTGTAATTTCAATATTATTATAACAACTTTCAATAATATTTTTAGCATATAAAACTAATTTTCTACCAATTGCTGTTGTAGAAGCAGCAACATCACCTTCATTAAATGCACTAGTTTCAGCACCTGTTTGACCATATAAAGAATTAGCAGTAATTTTAATACTTAATTGACGTTTATCTAAAATATTTTTCTTAAACTCATCTTTTTCCAATGGAATTAATTTTCTTGTTGATTTTCTGGCACCCAATAATTCTTCAAGAATTGAAGGCATAATAGCCTTTCCTGTTGGAAACTGTGCGAATCGACATATTTTATATCCTACAATAACTTTTTTAGCAGCTGCTTTTTCTGATGCTCTCAAATATTTATATGTATCATATTTAATATCTACATATTTATAACCTTCTAAATTATCATATATAAAATTTTCATTTTCATCTTTATCGCCTAATTCTTTTATTAAATTATTATCTAAATCATATTCTTTTGTCCATACTTTACTATCATGTGATAAATTTTCACTAATAATAGACGAAGGATATAAAGAACTATAATCAACACATGCTACTGCTTCTTCTAAATAAATTCCAGTTTCGGGTTCAAAAACAATAGCACCTTCATACCCTTCCCCTGATTGTTTTTTTTGATTTGTAGGCATTAATGTGTTTTTTTCACCACATTTTTTTGATACAAAACTATGTAATTTAATACCTTGACCTCGTAATAGTAAAAATGTTAATGGGACATCACATAAATTAGACATTTCAACTTTATCTGTAATAATGTCTACTTTTAATAATAACCATATAACATTATCACAATCACCAAGACAATATTTACCAACAGTCCATCTATCAAAATCTGAACCATTGGCTAATGAAAATATTTCTTGGGGGGATACGTCATCTTTTGCTAAACCCCAATTATATTTTGAAGAGTTTAAATCAATATATTCAAGAGAATCAATTATAAACCATTTTTCTTGTAAATTAATATCAATAATTTCAAATTTTTGTCCCTTTTTATAAGGATTATTACTGAAACCAATTTCTTCAAATTTAACAAATGTTCCAATACCTATTCCCATTAAATTTTTTGTAAATATTTTTGTTGTTTTATTTTCTTCATCATATTCAATATTTTTAATATCATCACTAATAAAATATGATGAAACATAATCTAATTTGTTTGAACTTAATTGAAATTCTTTTCTAAAAATTACATATAAATCCATAATAATTCTTCCAGGCATTTTTGGAAAACGTAAATTGTATTCTCCACTTGCTAAAACAATTTTATTTGTTTCAATATCTTCAATACCGGTCCTCCAATCTTTTGAAATACACACTTCATTACGATTTTTTGAAAGTTTTAAGAAATCATGAACACAATCTAATTCTTGTGAACGTTGATACATAAATTCAAAATCAAAACCAGTAATATTATATCCAGTAATAATATCTGGATTATCATTAGTAATTATTTTTGTAAATGTTAATACTACTTCTTTTTCTGTTTCTTTTGTTATTAATGTTACATTATTTTCTTTGTACCATGAAATATATTTTTCGGGTATTTGACAACCACCCTTAACTATAATAACTCTGCGATGGGGCGATTTATCAGAATAATTAATAAAACTTAAACCAATAAATGTAATTATATCACCTTCAATGGGTGCATAATTATTATAAAATAAATTTAAACCTATATTAACTTCATTTATTTTAGTTAAATAATCACATTCTTCATCTTTTATTAAATCTAATATGTTAATATCTTTTTTATTATATATTTTTGGTTTATTATTTTTTTTAAATTTAAATGTAGATTCTTCAAATTCATTATTTTGATTTTCTTCATCATCATCTGATGATGAATCATTATCTATATTATTTAAATTAGCATCATTATTTTTATTTTTATTTTTATTTTTAGCCGGAATATATTTTATAAAGTCATCAAATATTTCTTCTATTTTTTCCTTTGTTATTTTTTTATTTTTAGAATATATTTTTTGTATATATGGTAAATTATCATAATCAAATGCTGATAATATTTCTCGTTTTAATATGGTTTCATTATAATTATTTTTTTCTTCATGTTTTAAATTTACATAATTTTCAAGTATATTTGTTGCTAACTTTTTATAATCTTTTATAGCCAATGGAAAATCACCATGACTACTACTGGCTTCAATATCAAAGCTACAAATTTTATATTTAACTATTTCATCAATATCAATTCTTTTAATCTCATTAATATTAATTTCATATTCATAATAACAATGTGTATTATTTGTTTTGGTTTTTTTATTAGGTATTGATATCCAACCACTTGGAGATATTTTATTAATATGAAATAATTTTAATAATGGAGGTATATCACCTTCATATAAATAACAATTTGATTTTATTTCCTCATTTTCAAATATATAACCTTGTTCTATTAGTTTTCTTTCTATAAAAATATTTTTATTATTTACCTTTTTATAAATATCTGTATAAAACATTTTTTTTGCTTTATTAAAAGCCATAGTATTTGAAAATGTAATTTTAATAAAATTATGTAATTTATGATTATCAAATAAATATAATTTATGTTTTTGTATTAACTCACTATCAATAATAGAATTAATATAGTATTTACCCATAAATGATTTCATATCTTCTATAAAATCTTTTTTTGCTTCTTCATTAAAATCATCAGATACTTTAACATAAAAGAATGGATTAAATCCATTTACAATAATAGAAGCACTTTTACCTAATTTACTTAATCCAAACATTTGAACAATAAATTTTTTATTATCAACATATTTATTTATTTCATATTTATTAACATTACTTGGAATATCATCATAAAAATTAAAATCATATAACTTAAATAATGATTCTTTTTCAATAATTTTTGTAGTAGGCATTTACTTATTATAAATAATAGTTGAAGTTGTTTTTAAAAGTTTTTAATATATTTAATATCAATTTTAAATATATTAAAAAATTATTTTTTTAAATGAAATCTTGAAATATGTGTTTTATAATTATTACTTGTAATATTATTTCTAATATAACTTATTTCATCACAATTCATATTATTTAAATTATTATTATTTAAATTTACTCTTCTATTTCTACTTATTGTATTAGCAAAGTTTATATTTCTTGTATTTTGTAATTTGACACTTGAATGTTGTTGAGAATTATATTTATTTAAAACAATATTTTCTTCGTTTGGACATTCTTGATTAATATTATATTGACCATCTAAACCTCTTCCTATTAATATTTTATTATCATATGGTTGTATTGATAATAATTTAGGTATATTATTATTTGCTATATGTGCATATATTTGTTTTCGAGACATATTGCTTGAATTTCTAAATGGTATAAATGTTGTATTAAGATTATTTCCATTCGCATTTGGTAATAATTCAATCGTTTTTATTAATGTATCAATTGGTGGATTATTACAAATATCAATATTGTTATTTGGGTATTCATAATTACTTGTTCCTGGTTTATTATATGTAAATAAACAATCAACATTTTTAAAAAAATCACTTGGAACATCATATGTAGAAATAAATGTATTTAAATTTATATTTATAAAATTTAATAATAAATTTTCAGAAAAGTCTATCATATTTTCAATATTTTCATTAGATATATCAGATAATGAAAGCGTATTATTATAATCATATTTTAAAATATAGTCATTACTTATATCAAAATTTGTCCCATAGTTATTTCTAAAATTATGTAGTATATTAAATCCTTGTTCTAATATTAATTCATTATTTTGAAAATCTTGAAAATCTTGAAAATCTTGAGAATAATTGGTAATTAATGACAAATCGTTAATTCTTGATTTATATATATTATTATATGATATTTCAATAGTATTTGAAAAGTTAATAGTTTCTTCTTTAAGTGTTGTTCTTAATGATTTATAATAATTAAAATAATTAAAATTTAAATTATAATTCTTATTTATTAAATAATTCATATTTGTAATATCATAATTATAATTAGTTGTTGCACTATTTTTCAAAATATATATTTTATTTATATTATTTTCGCTTATTTTTGTATTTAAATAATTACTATCTGTATTATTTATATATTGTTTACTTATATCAAAAATCATATTTTGCAATATATTTTTTATAGTTAATGCAGTCGAACCATTATTACTTGATAAAAATATATAATTGGAGTTAGATGTCATTTCATTATAGGGTTTATTTTCCGTATATACTTGTGTATTTAAATATATTTTATCCTTGGTTAAATAAATTTTACCATAGTGTTTGTGGTTATCAGTATAATTTTGAAATTTTTTTGTAACGAATGATATATTAGTATTACTAGTATCTAGTAAAATTTGTTCAGAATCAGATTTATAATATTGTAATTTAAAATTAATAGAATTATCTGGTATATTAAAAAGTAATAAATTATAAGATGTTTCTAAAATATTTTCAAAGGATGATAATTTTGAAACAATATTATTACTGATACAAAATATGGTCGATAGTGTAGAATTATCAATATTATAATTGTTATTTAATGAAAAATTATTATTAATAGATATATTAGATATATCTATTGAATTTATAGTATTATCAGTTTCAAGATAGTTTTTATGTAAATAAAAATCTTTCAAATTTATTTTATAGTAATTACTATTTTTAAAATTACTATAATAATTTAATGTAATATGTATATTTTTTTCAATAATATATCTATAACTACCTTGGCTTGTTATATCTATATCAAATTCTTGATTTAAAATATTAAATTTCATAATTGTATCATCATTAATAACATTTAATAATTTATTATTATTAGAAATATTATTAGAAATATTATTAGAAATATTATTAGAAATATTATTAGAAATATTATTGAGATATGATTTTTTAAATATAATTCTTGGATTAGGATTGTCAAGGTTATTATTTTTATAATAATATGCAATATTATTTAAAATATTATGCTGTGATAAAAGAGAAATATTTTCTGTATATTTTGTAGAATTTTCTATTTTAGCTGATAAAATAATTTTATTAGAATAAATCATATCATTTAACGAAATTATATTAGAATTTAATTTCGTTTTTAATGTATCTACATCAAGAAATTGTTTAAATGATGTTAAATTATATATAATTGTTGTTCCTATTTTATTTTTACTATTATTGCTATTGGTTATGATTATTTTTTTTGATATATTATTTAAATTAATATTTGTAGAAATATCTCGAGACATAATATAATATATTTTATAATATTATATAATATATTGTATTGATTTAATTATTATTAATATTTTATAAATTATTATCATACCAATTATTTGATAAATATGATGGTTTTGATTCTGATAAATTTGATTTTTTTGCCATTTTTAAATTCGGACCATTTTTTGATATTTTATCTATTTCAAATGTATCTATTGCATAATTATAATATTTTAAATTAGATAAATTACCATTAAAACCACCATCTAAATTAATATAAAAATCATCGTAATTTTGTTTTACTACATTTGACAAATTATGTCTTTTTACTAAATTTCCATTAATATAAATATCAACTATATTTTGATTTGTTGATTTTATAACAACATGTATCCATTTTTTTATTGGTAAATTATCTACATAAATATTATCATAATATTTATATCCTATATATTCTTTATCATTATTATTATGTATATTTAATCTTACCAACATACCTATTATTTGGTTATGTCTATTCATTCTTTTTATATCTTCAGTCGTATTATTTTTTAGATGCGTGTCTGATTTTGCACCTTTATATAAATAAACACCAGGAGCATTAAGAGGGCCATAAGTACCATCATCTTTACTATTTCCATTGGGTGAACCTTTATGAAATACATGTTTAAATTTATCAATTTCATCAAATTCATCTTTTATATACATCCAAAATGAATAACTGAATTCTATACCTCCGTGTTCATTTTTACTTCTAAATATTAATTTATTATTTTTTTTTTTTGGATCTT